AATAATTTTCCTCCTGTATTTATGCGGTTTTTTAGGGGTTTGAAACACTATGAAAGCGTAAACTAGTAACAAATCAGTAACAAGAAAAGCCACTTAGAGTGCTTCAACCGCTAACACAATAAGTATATCACAATATAATAAAAAAGCCGACTGCTGCCGGCTCTCTCATATAAGAAAAATAATAAAGATTTTGGTTTGTTGTAACTTGCAGAAAGGAGACGCATATTTACAACAACATAATTATATAATCCTGAGTGCTATTTATCAAGTGTCATGTGGAACGCTTTCGGAACGCTCATGGAACGCTAGAATTTTATCTTGTTGATTTCTGTCCATAACTTATTCTTAGAGGCATTGGTATAGATATCAAAGGTGATATCATTCAGTTTGTGCCCAAGAACCTTCTTACGTATATAAATATCAATATTGTAAAGCTGACAAAGAGAAGCAAAAGTATCTCTTGTATCATGCATCTTGTGGTTCATGCCTAGCTGATCATTGAGGGCATAGAGTACAGTCATGTAAAACCATGTACGCTTAGAATCAAATAGTCTTTCTTTCTTATTAATCAGTTCATCAATGACATACTGCTTGATTCCTTCATGAATCGGAATGATTCTGTTTCTTCCGGCTTCTGTCTTGGACCCTGTAATGATATAACTGATTTTTCTCTCTATTCCATCATCATTACAAGGCTCATCTATGTGTATCTGTTTTCTATCAAGTGAGAGGAGTTCAGAAAGCCTACACCCTGTATAAATATAAATAAGCAGCACATGCGCTTCTGGAGTATCTAGTTTCTTGAGTTTCTTTATTTCATCAAGTGTAAAGGCCTTATGCATTGTTGACTTAGGAAGGCTCTTTATTTTTATATAAGTAGAGTAGTCATCATCTCTACTGATATATTTGTGCATTACTGCATACTCGAAGACTTTGACACAGATGTACTTCATATCTCTCTGTACGCTTACACCAGTATCCATTTCATCAAATATGTTCTGCATATCTCTTAATGTGATTATGTTGACAGGCATATTTGACAGCCTATCAAGATGGCTGAAAGCGTTCAGAATGTTTTTATGTCCTTTTTCGGTTCTCTTAATAAAAGTTTCATTGTCTATGATAGTAAAGATTTCTTTGAATGTTGGCACTCTTTTTTGTGTCTTTTCCTGTATTCTATCAAACAGATCAGGAGCGAGGTTTCTAGCTTCTTCATTTGTTATGCTGCTTGATCTCTTTAATGAGTAAATAGATAAGGCATTCAATGCTTCTTCTCTACTTGCAAAGGTGCCTATACATATCTGCTTTTTCTTGCCTGTTATTATATCTCTTTCATCGCTCATTACACGGGCACAGAAGGGGTTTCTTCTCTTACCCGATAATTTGACTACGGTACCTGTATTATTCGGTCTGCGTCTAAATCTAGAGTTTCTAGGCATAATATGACACGTCCTTTCAGTTGTAATTTGCCTTAAACGTGCCAATCGTGATATAATTGAGTACGTAAAAGGACTTTTGTGAGAAAACTTCTTTTATAGTGATGTTGGCGTATCACTATCAGCATCCTAGTTGGCGCTAGGGTGCTTTTTTGTAAAAAGAAAAGGAACCTCTAACGAGATTCCTTCAATGGCGCTAGGCCGTTGTGTAAATAACAATAGCGTATAGCTCTTGTTCAATTAGATGTTATCACACAAAGTGGCTATTGTCAAACCTCGTTATTATTGCTCTCCTGTTGGTAGCAGGGGAGTTTTTTTATTTGTTCATTGATTTTACAAGACAGACTATAATTACAACATCAAGCACAATTTGAATTATATCTAATGCAATCTGCATAATATCGCTTCCTTTCAAAAAAAATAGTATTTTTAGCCTACATCAATCTTCCCAATTGAAATCTTTGATAACTTTCTTTAGTTTTCCTAGACATCTTATATTGTTGCTCAATGGATCAACAACGATAGGGTCAAAATCTGCATTCATTGGCTGTAACATGATTATCCCATTTAGTTCCTTATACTTCTTGCAAGTGGCTGTATTGGTGTCTGTACAGAAGCATCCAATAACGCCATCATCTACTTTATTCACTTTCTCAAATATAAGAAGATCACCATCAGAGATACCAGCATCTTTCATACTTTCACCGCTTGCATATTGTGCGAAGTATTTAGCTGACTTGCTCAAGCCTTTAGAAGGCACAGGAATCATATCAATGATATTGTCATCTACAAAGCCACCGTTACCACAACAAATAGAGTCGTACAACGGTACTCTAGTGTAGTCAATATTCACGTTTCTATATATTGCATCATCATGATTACCTTTTATTAAATAGTCTGTAGAAACACCAAAGTAGTCAGCAAGTTGCTGAACTATACCCATTTTTGGCTCAGTTCTATTGATTTCCCATGACGAAACCGTTTTATCGCTCACACCGACAATTTCACCAAGTTCTTTTTGATCCATTCCTCTTTTTTCACGTAATTGTTTAACATTCGTGCCGAATTGCGTTTTCATTTATAACACCTCTTTTCGCTTCTATTATAATGCAAACTGTAGAACAAATAAAGCAAATTGAATTGAATATTCTACAAATTGCATATTTTTATTGACAATCTACAAAACGTAGGATAGAATTAGATTCGTAAGGAGGTGGTAAGATGATTTCGAGAATGAGACTTGATGAAATTAGAAGAGCAAGGGGTTTTTCGCAAGAGTACATGGCCGATAAATTGGGCTGTCACAGAAATACTTACGCAAAAATGGAAGAAAAGCCACAAAATATTACCATGGAAGCAGCGGATAAAATAGCCACATTATTAAACGTTTCAATTAATGACATTATTTTTTTAGAATCAAATCTACAAAACGTAGAATCAAAAGGAGAAACAAGAAAATGAACGAATTACAAGTATTTAAAAACCAAGAATTTGGTTCAGTCAGAACATTAGTGATTGATAACGAACCTTGGTTTGTTGGCAAAGACGTAGCCGAAGCACTTGGATATGAAAAGCCAACAGACACAGTTAGAAAGCGTGTTGATGAATATGATAGAGGTATCTCCAAAATGGAGACCCCTTCAGGTAAACAAAATATGGTTATCATCAACGAATCAGGACTATACAGCTTAGTCCTCTCAAGCAAATTACCAAGCGCCAAGAAGTTCAAGCGTTGGGTTACATCTGAGGTGTTGCCAGCATTAAGAAAAACAGGGCAGTACCAAGTGAATGAACTAAGCGGACAGGAATTAATGGCTAAGGCATTAATCGAGGCTCAAAGTGTTCTAGCTGCTAAGGATAAAGTAATCGAGCAGATGAAGCCTAAGGTGGTATTTGCAGATGCAGTAGCAACTAGCCATACATCTATCCTCGTTGGTGAACTTGCCAAAATCTTAAAGCAGAATGGCATTGACATGGGTCAGAAGCGTTTATTTGCATGGCTCAGAGAAAAAGGATATCTGATCAAGCGCCAGGACACTGATTACAACATGCCTACACAGAAGGCTATGGAACTAGGTCTCTTTGAAATCAAGGAAGGCTCTTACGTCAACGGCTCAGGAGTAAATATCACGACTAAGACGCCTAAGGTTACTGGCAAGGGTCAGCAGTATTTCATTAACAAGTTCCTTCAATAGGAGGTGATCATCATGGATGAATGGAGTATCAGCGTTGAGGAAGTCATGCAGATTACTAAGAAAAGTAGAGACTTCATCCTAAACGCTATAGAACAGGGCGTAATGCCTGGGTCAGTAGTAAAACATGACTCAGGTAAAAGAAGTACTTACATCCCTAGAAAGGCTTTCATGGATTACATGAACAATTACTATAGAGCTCCTTCAGATAAGTTGATTGCAGCAGTGGTAGAGGAGCTCACTAAAAGAAAGACAATTGAATAAGTAGCTTTAGTTGCTCGTAGGCACCTAAGGCCAAAGAAGGCAAATAATATTATTGTAGAATGTCTCGTTTTCATTTTTTTGGAAACTCCCTTCGTATGTGTATCTTACATTGAATATATCAATCCTTTTTAAATAATTTGTCTGTTGATCAAATAAATGCTTTCTTTGGCGCTAAGTGCTTATGAGCACAAAAAAAGAACACACGACAGCCATCGTGTGCCCTTAAAAAAATATCAAAAATGCGTGTTAATTATAGCACAGAAGGAAGGATTTTCAAATGAACAGATTTGAAAAAATTATTATTATTGTCTCTAATCTAATTGTATTAGCGAGTTTCTTTTCAGGAATCGTTACAGGCAATAATTTAAATGTCACAGAAATAAAGTTATTAAGTGTCGCATCATTAAGCATGAACTTATTAGTGGTTGAGTACATGCTCGTTGTTATCAGAAATAAATAAAGGAGAAGAAAATTATGGAAAAGAAAGCATTTATTAAAGTTGAATCTGATGAAGTGGGAGCTCGCATCCACTCAAATGGCAGTAATTATCAAATGTTATTAATGATGTCATTATTAATTCAAGCTTTTAAAGACGGTCAATTAACAAATGAAGACAACCCAAATAATGAAACATTTAAACAAATCGTTGACTTCATTTTTAAGAAGCCAAGAGAAGCATCAATTGCACTTATTCATATTATCGGTGTTGATGGAGATTTAGATTTTTTATTCAAAAGTGAAAAGGAGAATAATTAAATGGATAAGATTAAGATTAATTCTCTTGAATTAGAGAATGTTAAAAGAATTAAGGCAGTACAGTTAGAGCCATCTGAAAAGGGCTTAACAATCATCGGTGGTGATAATGCACAAGGAAAGACATCAGTACTTGATGCTATCACTTGGGCATTAGGAGGCAATAAATACAAGCCATCCAAGCCAACACGAGAAGGGTCTAGCATTCCTGCAGCTTTAAAGATTGTATTGTCAAACGGAATTATAGTCGAAAGAAAAGGTAAGACAGGCGCTCTAAAGGTAACTGATCCATCAGGCCTTAAAGGAACACAAGGACTTCTTGATTCGTTCATCAATGAATTCGCACTAGATCTTCCAAAGTTCATGCAGATGAACGATAAAGATAAAAGCACTACATTATTAAAAGTCATTGGAGTTGGTGAACAGCTCAACGAACTGGAACAGAAAGAAAAAGCTTTCTATCAGAATCGTACAGAAACAGGAAGAATCAAAGACAGAAAGAAGAAAGCATATGAAAACATGCCTGTATTTGAAGAAGCCCCAGAAGCCTTGCTAGATATCAAGGAGCTTATTGATCAGCAGCAGAAGATTCAGAAGGTTAATGCTGATAATGAAAGAATCAGACAGGAAGCAAAGAACAAAGGAATGAATGCTTCCTATCTTAAGAAGAAGCTTGATGATATCGAAAAAGAATATCTAAAAGCCAAAGAAGAAGCAGAAAAAGCATCAAGAGAAGCAGAAGAAGCTTCCACTGAACTAGAAACACTGATTGATATCGATACATCGCCAATTGAAGAACAGATTTCTTCAATTGAAGAAATCAATGCAAAAGTAAGAGCCAATTCCGAAAGAAAAAAAGCATACAAGGAGTATGAAGAACTGCAGAGTGAATATGATGACTACACTGCTGCTTTAAATGAAGTAAAAGACCAGAAGGTTAAATTATTGGAAAATGCAGATCTTCCTCTTGAAGGATTATCAGTAGAAGAAGGAAGACTTACATATCATGGACAGAACTGGGATAACATGTCTGGTTCACAGCAATTAAAGGTCGCAACTGCAATCTGCAAATCAATCAATCCTAAATGTGGATTTGTCTTATTAGATAAGTTGGAACAGATGGATTTGAAAACTTTAAAAGAATTTGGTGCTTGGCTTGAAAAAGAAGGATTACAGGCGATTGCTACAAGAGTATCTCAAGGTGATGAGTGTTCTGTAATCATCGAGGATGGATACATCAAGAAAGAAGAACCAGCTGAACATAAATGGGAAGGAGTGAAATGGTAATGGATTTTGAAATTACAAAAGGGACAGTCCAGAAACCTTATAAAGTAGTTGTATATGGTCCTGAGGGAATTGGTAAGTCAACCTTCGCTTCTCATTTCCCTGACCCTTTATTTATCGATACAGAAGGATCTACTAGATCATTGGATATCAAGAGACTTCCTAAACCGACTTCTTATGAAATGCTTAAACAGGAAATTGATTACATCATTGAGAAGAATACATCCATCTGCAGAACACTAGTCATTGATTCGATTGACTGGGGTGAAGCTCTTATCGTTCAGCATATATGCGATAAGTATCAGAAGAAAGGCATTGAAGATTTCGGATATGGAAATGGTTATGTCTACACAAAGGAAGAGTTCGGAAGACTTCTTAACAGATTAGAAGATGTAATTGAAAAAGGTGTGAATGTTGTTCTTACAGCACATGCGCAGATCAGAAAATTTGAAAAACCAGATGAAAGCGGTGCTTTTGACAGATATGAATTAAAACTGGGGAAGAAGACTGCTTCACAGACTGCACCTCTTGTAAAGGAATGGGCAGATATGGTCCTATTCGCAAATTATCAGACATTCGTGACAAAAGACGAGAAGGGAAAGACAAAAGTATCAGGAAACAGAAGAGTGATGTACACAGTGCATAATGCATGCTGGGATGCTAAGAACAGAGACGGTCTCCCAGAAATGTGCGATTTTGATTATCAGGTAATCAAACCACTTATTGAAAAAGCAATCGCTGAACCTGTAGATAATACATCAAAAGAGGAACCGACAGCTGAACCTATCGGAGCAGAAACATACTCACCTTCTGTAAGTGCTATTGATTTTGAATCAGATGAATATAAGAAGCTTCCTTCTCAGCTTGTGGATCTTATGAAGCAGAATGAAATAAGCATTGAAAGAATGATGGATGCAGTATTTGCTAAAGGAATCTTTCCAAAAGATACACCTATTGAAAACATACCTAGCGATTTCTGGTCATATCTTATCAGTACATGGAATGAATTCCTAGGTGCACTAGTAGAAAATGAAATGCAATTTTAAATAAGGAGAACATAAATATGAGTTATCAGAATAATTATCAGAACAATCAGAATGATGGAGCAATGGGATGGGATGAAGAAATTGTAAAGGACAGTGAATTTGTCACACTTCCAGAAGGAATCTATGATTTCATCATCAAGAAGCCGTTTGAAAGACAGAAGACTTCCGGACAGGGAAAGCTTCCGGTATGCAACAAGGCAGTTATTACATTAACTATCAATTATGAAGGCAAGGAAGTTGACGTATCAACTAATTTAATTTTACACAGAAGTCTTGAATGGAAGATTTCTCAGTTCTTCGAAGCAATCGGTCTTAAAAGAAAAGGAGAACCATGCAGAATGGCATGGAATGAAATCATTGGAAAAACAGGAAAAGTCAAGATTGGACCAAGAGAATATAACGGCAATACATACAATGATGTAAAAGAGTTTATCGTTCCTTCTTTAGATAACGTTCAGCCTCAGTCAAATGCTCAGCAGCAATGGGGAAACTGGAATAAATAATGCAGCTAAGAAAATATCAGCAGGAAGCACACGATTCTATTTTCAATGAATGGGAAAAGAAGGGCATCAAGAAGACCCTTCTTGTTCTTCCTACTGGATGTGGCAAGACGATTGTATTTGCCAAAGTCGCAGAAGACTGCGTAAAAGAAGGAAACAAGGTCCTGATCATGGCACATAGAGGCGAACTACTCGAACAGGCTGCTGACAAAATCAAGAAAATGACAGGGCTAGAATGTTCTGTAGAAAAGGCAGAACAAACATGCATGGGTTCCTGGAACAGAATCGTTGTCGGAAGCGTTCAGACGCTTCAGGGAACAAAAAGATTATCTAAGTTCCTAAAGGATTATTTTGACACAATCATTATTGATGAAGCGCATCATGTGCTTTCATCAAGCTATCAGAAAGTACTTGAACACTTTGATGCAAGAGTACTTGGAGTAACTGCTACACCAGATAGAGGTGACAAGAAGAACCTAGGCAGATACTTTGAAACATTATCTTATGAATACACATTGCCAGAAGCAATCAAAGAAGGATATCTAGTACCAATCAAAGCACTGACTATTCCTCTTGAATTAGATCTGAGCAGTGTGTCAATGAGTGCCGGGGACTTCAAGGCAAGTGATGTAGGAAGTGCATTAGACCCTTATCTGATGGGTATTATCAATGAAATGAAAAAGTACTGCAAGGATAGAAAGACAGTTGTCTTTCTTCCTCTTGTAGCTACATCTAAAAAGTTTACAAAACTATTAAATGAAAATGGATTTAAAGCTGCAGAAGTAAACGGTTCATCAAAAGACAGAGAAGAAGTCACAAAAGATTTTGCAGAGAATAAGTACAATGTCCTATGCAATTCGATGCTTCTGACTGAAGGATGGGACTGTCCTGATGTTGACTGTGTAATTGTATTAAGACCAACAAAAGTGAGAAGTCTCTATTCGCAGATGGTCGGAAGAGGAACTAGATTATCGCCTCAAACAGGCAAGAAAGATTTACTTCTATTAGATTTTCTTTGGCATTCGGAAAGACATGAACTGTGTCACCCGGCTAATCTTATCTGTGAAAGTGAAGAAGTCGCTAAAAGAATGACAAAAAAGATGGAAGATAATGCTGGAGAAGAATTCGATATACAGGATGCTGAGGAAGAAGCCAAAAAAGACATTATCAAAGAAAGAGAAGAGGCACTGCAGAAACAGCTTGAAGAGATGAAGCACAAGAAAAGAAAACTTGTTGATCCTATTCAATATGCAATGAGCATAGAAGCTGAAGATCTACAGGATTATGTTCCTTCTTTTGGATGGGAATGTACTCCTCCAACTGAAAAGCAATTAAAACTATTGGAAAGTGAAGGAATATTCTCTCAAGAAATTCCTAATGCTGGATATGCATCAAAACTTATTGAAAAACTCGATATGAGAAGAAAGGCACATCTTGCAACACCAAAGCAGATCAGACTTCTTGAAAGATATAATTTCGAGCATGTAGGGAACTGGCCATTTAAAGCTGCTTCTAGCATGATTTCAAGAATTGCATCCAACAATTGGAAATTGCCTGACGGACTGAATCCAAAAGAATATGTTCCACAATAATTTCTAGAAAGGAAGGACCGAAATGACAAAATATGATTTAAAAGAACTTCTTGAATATATAGATCCTTCCTCTCTTTCCTATCAGGAATGGTGCAATGTGGGAATGGCACTCAAGCATGAAGGATATAGTGCAGAGGAATGGGATTCATGGAGCAGTGCAGATTCCAGATACAAAAAAGGTGAATGCTTCACTAAATGGAATTCATTCAATGAAGAAGCTGGTGCCATTGTAACCGGCGGAACAATATTTGAATATGCTAAAAAAGGTGGATGGCATCCACCAGTCAAAGAAAAGTATAAAGATGGTGCAATTGATTGGGATGATGAGATAGGCAGTATCATTGATACTGATTCTGTCGATTCGATAGAACTACAAGAACCTTCTGATAATGACTGGCATCCATCAAATGAATTAATCAGATACCTATCTACACTATTCGAAACTGATGATTACGTAGGCTTTGTAATGCAGTCTATGGAGAATGATAAAGGAAAATATATTCCTGGTAATCGAGGAATATATAAGATGACTGCTGGAGAACTGATTGAAAAGCTTCATAAGTGTAATGATGATATCGGAGAGGTTCTTGGAGACTACAATCAGGAGGCAGGAGCATGGATCAGATTCAATCCTCTAAATGGTGAGGGTGTTAGAAATGCAGATATCGCATCATTCAAATATGCATTAGTAGAATCTGATTCTATCGATATCGGAAAACAGCTATCTATAATCCATCAGATTGAGCTTCCTGTTGCAGCTGTTGTATACAGTGGTTCTAAGTCAATACATGCAATCGTAAAAATAGAGGCTAATGATTCAAAAGAATATAAAGAACGTGTGGCATATCTTTACAAGATATGTGATAAGAACGGTCTTGAAGTTGATGGTCAGAACAAGAATCCTTCTCGTCTATCGAGAATGCCTGGTGTAATCAGAGGAGAACATAAGCAGTTCATCATTGAGACTAATACAGGTAAGGAATCCTATGATGAATGGGTAGAATGGATTGAATCAATTGATGATGATCTTCCGGATGAGGAATGTCTTGCTGATTCATTAAAGGACATACCCGATTATGCAGAAGAGCTTATCCCTGGAATATTAAGACAGGGACATAAGATGCTTCTCGTTGGTCCTTCCAAGTCAGGTAAATCATTTGCACTTATTGAATTATGTATTGCAATCACTGAAGGCACTGAATGGATTGGAAGAAAATGCAAGCAAGGAAATGTGCTTTATGTGAACTTCGAATTAGACAGGCCTTCATGCCTTCACAGATTCGAGGATGTCTATAATTCACTTGGAATACCCGAAGGCAAAAGACATTCAAAAAATCTGTACACATGGAATCTGAGAGGTAAAACATTAACACTAGATAAGCTTGTTCCAAAACTTATCAGAAGAGCAAAGAAAAGAAACTACAGAGCAGTAGTGATAGATCCTATTTATAAGGTAATAACAGGTGATGAAAACAGCGCCTCAGAGATGGCTAACTTCTGCAACCAGTTTGACAAGATTGCTGAAGCAACAGGTGCATCTGTCATATATGCACATCATCATTCGAAAGGTGCACAAGGTTCTAAGAAGTCAATGGACAGAGCTTCCGGCTCTGGAGTATTCGCAAGAGACCCTGATGCCTTATTAGATATGATAGAACTTGATATTCCTAAGGAAGTGAAAGACAAGTTCAGAAAAGAAGCAGAAGTGGAGACAATCAAGGCAGTGCTTGATAGAGCAGTACCTAACTGGAGAACATATATTTATAAAACACTTAAGACAGATGAGAATGATCTAGAAGCAATGAATAACTACTGTGCAGAGATGCTTGATTTTGATCAGATGACTGAACTAGAGATTCTGAAAGGAAAGCAGCTATACAATGTTGATCATATGAGTGCTCTGCAGATCAGCGGTACATTAAGAGAATTTGCTTCATTTGATCCTATCAATGTGTTCTTTAAATATCCTCTTCATTATCTTGATAACAATAATCTGCTTAAGGGCTGCAGTCCTGAAAGAAAGAATAAAAGTCCTAATGAAAAACGTATTGATTCAAAGAAAAAGCAGAAAGAGGAAAATATAGAACTGTTCATTAATGCTTTTGAAAAAATAAATGTTGATGGAAAAACAACAGTTAAAGCATTGGCTGAATCTGGATTAATGCTTGGAAAAACAGAAAGCGCATTAAGAGGTTTCTTTAATAGATCAATAAAAGATGGGTCTCTTGAAGGATTCAAATATGCAAAGGGAACAATAGAAAAAATATAGCGTTCGCGTTCGCGTTCGAACATATATAAATATATGTATGAACGCTACGAACGATAAACACATAGTTGCTGACTGCGTACGTATTAATATATGGGGAATTTGAGATTCCCCCATATATATACGTTACGCGTCATCATAGTGACTATGAATTTTGAAAGAACGAAGGTGAAAAAATGAGAATAACAATGGAACAACATCTTGAAGCTCTTCAGGATGCGGAAGAAAAATATAAAAAGCTAGAAGAAGAATATTCTTATTTGCAGGAGGAGCATGAAGACCTCAAACAGGAATATGCAGATTTCAGAATTAGAAATAATAAATATGTTTCTTCTTTGAAAAGCATCCTTGAAGAAACTATCAGGGAAGACAAGAAAATCAAAAGAGACTGCAAAATCATCATAGTACTATCATTTATTCTTGTAGTGCTTGTGATTGCGCTGTTTGCTCTTTAGGAGAAAGAAAAGGAATGTCTGAATGAGCAAGTATAACTCAAGAAAAACAACAGTTGATGGAATCACATTCGATTCCAAGAAAGAAGCCAGAAGGTATTTAGTACTTAAGAAAATGGAACAGGATGGAGAAATAAAGAATCTCCGTCTTCAGGTTCCTGTCGAGTTGGTACCATCTTTTGAAATTGTGGTTGATGGAAAGAAGAGAAAAAGAAGAGCAATGCGATACATCTGTGATTTTGTCTATGAAGTCAACGGAACAACAGTCTATGAAGATGTAAAAGGCAGAAAAACAGATGTTTATGCAATCAAGAAGAAATTGTTTGAATATAAGTTCAAAACAACCATAAAGGAGACTTAAGAATGAATAATTATTTAACTAAAAAAGTGGTCTACTTCACTTATCAGCAGTTTTTGAACGAACTGGAAGAATTAAAAAAGAAATATTACGTTATCGGCTACACTGTCAAGTCTCAAGAAAACGCTGCAGATGTTCAGCTAGTCGAAAAGTAAGCGAAAAGAGGCAGAAAAAAATGGAAAAATTATATCTGGTAAAGTTAGGAAATATGTATGTTACAAGTGCATCACTAACATCTATTAAATTGGATGAAACAGTAGAGAAAGCGAAAGTATTCAAAAATGTAGTAGAAGCTGAAAGTATTGCTAATACTTTGGGAGCAATTGTCATTACTTTCGTTTCGGAGGATTAAAAGAATGTTTAAAGAAATCGGAAGAGTTACAGAATTATTAAAATATCCACAAAATAAAATCCTTGATTTAGATAAAGTAGCACATATCAATGGCGAAGGTTTAACACTTACCATTGCAACGGAAGAATGCGCAGAGTTAATCCAGGCAATCACTAAATTAAAAAGATACGGCTTTTATGATAGATACAAAAACGATCTGCACGAAGAAGTGGCAGACGTTCTTATCTGTATTGCTGAGTTAGTATGTTTAGGCTACTTGGATATTGATAAAGTCAGAGACTACCAAAAATTGAAGATCAACAGAGAGATAGAACGAGCAATCCAGAAAGAAGAAGAACTCAGAAAGGAGACAGAAAAGCATGGAACTTGTGAATGATAAGAAGCTAGAAGCAGTCGCTAACTTTCTAACGAATACTGAAGTCAATGGTGATTATTTATGTGGTTCATTCCTTGAATATCTAGATGGTTCGTTCAATACCAAAAAATGTGTGGATGATGAAGCTTTCTGCATGGAAGACTGCCCGATGAAATCAAAAGAAAACTTTATCAACTGGATTAAAAAGCCAGAAGAAAAAATATGCGTTGAAGATCTAGAAAAACCTAAACAGGAAGACTTCATCGAATGGGACCGTTTCGGTGACGGACATGTTAACGATTTTCGCTACGCTAAGGCATTAGAAAAATACTGCAATGACTTAGAAGAAGAACTTGCAGACACTGAATATGATTTAGAATCTTCTGAATGTCAGAATAGAGAACTGACTAATAAGTTAGAAAAGATTAGAGGTGTTCTTGATGGAAAATATTAAACAAATAAATATCTATCTAGTAGATGGATCTAGATACGTAGTTATTCCTTCAGATGATAATTTATCCAAATATGTAAAAGGTAATTTTTACGGAGGATATAACATTGGCATCTCAAAAAATGAAGCGAAATCAATTATTCATGAATGGGTGTTTAATGCTGAAAGACAACACAGCGGCAGAATTGATGATATTGGTATTACAGCAAGTAATATTATATCTATTGAATTTTTAGAACATAGGGAATGATTATATGGACAAAAAGAATTTAAAAGAAATTACATATTCGGGCGAGTTCGTCAACGAATTAGAAAGCAAGATAAAATATTTAAAAGAAGAAAATGCATTAATCAAACGTAGATATACTGTTTTAGAATGTCAAAATCATTATCTTGAGTTATATAAGGAAGCGTTAAACCTAGCAATCACAAACGCTATTATTGTTGGTGGCTATGATTTTTGGGAAAGAGCTGCAATAGGATATGGCGTGCAAGAATTTTATAACAAGTGCATTCAAAGAAACGCACCAAATCTTAATAAAGGTATTGTGGAATTCTATCTTTCGCTAATAGCAAACGCAAAAGCACAAAAGAGTGAGGTAAAAGAAAATGTTAAATGCAGAAAGATTTAAGAAAGAAATATTAGAAAATTCAAATGCTGTTTTTGATTTTTCAATGAGTAAGGATAAGCATACAATTAAGAAATGCCTTGGTGTCTGTGAGGATTGTTTCTTTCACGAAGCAGGAGATCACTGCTCGAACATTAAAGTTAAATGGCTCTTATCAGAGTACAAAGAGTCTATTAAACTGAGCAGACTTGAGCATGATGTTTTAAAATATCTTCTCGAAAAGACACAATATAGATTTATTGTACGTGAAAAAAGCGACAATATTTACATTTACAAAAGAAAGCCAAAGAAAGGAATAGGTGCTTGGGATAGTAGCACAGGGATGCTAAACCTTAATGTATTTATTAATTTATTCCCATTTATCAAATGGGAAGACGAAGAGCCTGCATCAATCGAAGACGTGCTTAATAACTGTGAGGTGGTTGAGAGTGATTTATAAAGAAATATTAGATATGGTATCAGATTCAGCATATAACAAATTCATTCACGGCCTTGATTATGACGGATTGAAAAGTACAATCGTGGAATGTGCAACCAAAATTTACATTGCACAAATGCAGCTTGAAAAAGAGAAGCTGCAACAAGAATATGATGACCTTTATGAAGGTCATGACAAACTTGCTTATGACTGGGCAAAGTTAAAGAAAGAAAATAAAGAATTGCGCAAAAAATGCAGTGAACTTCTTGCAGAACTTAACAAAATAAGCAGCGAACCTCTTCTAAGAAAAATGACTATTGCTGAACTGAAGGAAAGGGGATTTTTAAGAAATGAGAGTAAATGAAGTGTTGACAAGAGTTGATGAAGATGAACTCTTTGACATTAGATGTAAAAGTTGGAATTTTTGTATACAAGGAACAAAATGGGAAATCACTCATAGTGACACATTCATGGATAACCATTTTGGAGATATGTTAGTAACTCATATTGAAGTAAATGATTTGCCAAGAGGACACGCAATCATGTTATTGGTTGATTAAGAAGGAGTTTATAAGATGATATTTGTGTTCATTACGTTCATGATCATTCTTTGGATGATTATGATGTCTGGTTAAAGGAGATTGGATATGATGATTTGGATTATAATGATAGCAGCAGTGCTTATTTGGATCTTGATGACTGCATAATTCTCGGAGGTGTATGAATGACTACAGAAGAAACTAAACAGTATTTGAAAAACTACAAGAACATGATGCATAGAATAGAATATATTGATAACAAGCTAATCAATGTTAAATCAATACCTTATGATGATTCTTCAGTAGGATCATACGCAGAGCCAAAAACAAATAACGATTACATCATGATGAAGGATAAGTATCTTAAAGAAATGAGCAGTATAAGAGCATCAGTTGAAAGCATAGAAGATATGACTCTAAGAGATGTGTTGTTCTATCGATACATAGAATGCTTAGAGATATATGATATTGCTAATATCATGGATTGCTCTAATACATCTGTATTTGCTTATCTGCGTGATGCGATTAAAGAACTTTCAATTATTCTTGATTAATTCTTATTAAACTGTATTAATCTGTATTAATCAGAAGCACACAGCACTTAAAAAGGTGCTAGTATGGTATTAGACAGAAATATATAAGAGGGCCGGACTTAACAGTTTGGCTCTTTTCACATTAAGAATCATTAAGGAGGCGTATTAATTGTATGACAGAAAAACAGAGACTGTTTGCAGATGAGTATCTGAAAGATCTAAATGGTACGCGTGCCTATAAAACGATATACACTACTATCAAGAATGATAATGTTGCAGCAGTAAGAGCAAATACACTTCTTAAGCAGAAAGATATTTCTGATTATATAAGCAAAAGACTTGAAGAAATTCATAATGAGAACACGGCTGACATCCAGGAAGTGATGGAGTATCTTACATCAGTCCTAAGAGGAGAATCAGCCTCAGCGGTATTGATGATGAGTGGCAATGGTATGCAGAAGGTCACTGAGAAGCCTCCGGATGAGAAAGAAAGGCTTAAAGCTGCAGAGCTTCTTGGAAAGAGATTCGGTATGTTCAAAGACAATGTAGATGTTACATCGAACGGTAAGACAGTAATCGTGGATGATATAGATGAATAAGGTTAGTTTGAAATCTACCATTGGTCCGGCTTTCTATGAAGTTCATAAGCATGTAAAAAACAATGACTACACGCATTACTGGCTAAAAGGTGGGCGCGGCTCTTTAAAATCTTCTTTTATCGGTGTTGAGATACCTCTAGGCATTATGAGAGATGCACAGCGAGGTGTTATGAGTAATGCAGTTGTTATGAGACGAGTTAAAGATACGCTCCGAGATTCGGTATATGAACAGATTAAGTGGGGCATCTATAAGTTAGGTGCTCAAGATGATTGGTTAATACCTGAGTCTAAATTAAAAATGACTTATATGCCAACAGGTCAGCAGATAATATTCAAGGGTGCCGATGAACCTAAAAAAATGAAGTCAACAAAGGTCCATATAGGTTATGTTAAATACGTATGGTATGAAGAATGTGATGAATTCGAAACATATGACAAGATAACCAATATTAATCAGTCGCTTCTGCGTGGTGGACATGAGTATTGTGTCTTTTATTCTTTCAACCCTCCTGAATCACAAAGAAATTGGTGCAACAGGCAAGTTTTAGTAAAAAGAGATGATACATATGTCTCTCATACAACTTATTTACAGGCGCCTCCTGAATGGCTTGGAGAGCAGTTTCTAATTGAAGCAGAACACACCAAGAAAACAAATATTGAAAAATACAATCATGACTATCTAGGTGAAGTAACTGGTACAGGTAGCGAGGTTTTCACAAACCTAGATATACGTGAGATAACCGACGAGGAAATACAGGTATTCGATAGATTAAAAAACGGACTAGACTTTGGTTATGCAGGTGACCCATTAGCATATGTCAAAGCAAACTATGACAAGACGCGCAGGCGTCTTTTTATTTTTGGTGAAGTATATGGAACTAGACTATCCAATGCCAAGGCCGTAAAACTCATAAAAGAGATTAACCCGCTCAATAAGCTAGTCACTGCTGATTCAGCTGAACCAAGAACTATTAATGAATTCAAGTTATTAGGTCTCAATATCATCGGTGCAAAGAAAGGCGCTGACAGTGTAGACAACGGAATAAAGTTCCTTCAGGACTTAGACAAGATAATTATAGACCCTGTTAGATGCCCCAATGCTGCACGTGAATTCAATGACTATGAAATTGAAATGGATAGAGACGGCAACCTTAGAGGGGACTTCCCCGACAGAAACAACCACACTATAGATGCGGTTAGATATGCTATAGAAAATGAAATCCTTATGAAGAAGGCAAGAGCAGGAAAGAGGAGATTTTAAAAGATGTATTATACTTTCACGATTCCACGAGAAAAATTCGACGAGAGAAACATAGACAGAAGCATGATCCTTCGTCTTATTGGCAAGCATTACAGTATTCGTGCTCCTGAGATATTGAAGAATGTCGGCTATTACTTTGGTAAGCATGCCATCATGAACAGGGAAAAGAAGTTCAAGAACCAGCCGAACAATAAGATCATGGTAAATCATGCTAAAGATATATCAGATACAGCAACGGGCTATTTTCTTTCAAACCCTATCACATTCAAGAAGAATACAGAAGACGGCAATATTGACAAGCTGACAGGTGCTTTCGTTGATGCTGAAACAGATGATACAGATTCATGCAATGCTATCAATATGTCACGTGCTGGTGTCGCTTATGAGTATGTTTACTTATGTGAGCATGAAAGCAAGCTGATGACCAAGACACTTGACCCATTGTCAACGTCCAAGGTTTTCGATGCCTCAATTGAACAGCATGAATTATTCAGCGTTTATTATTCGATTGAAAAAGATGATTCTACTGACAGGTTCAATATCATCGCAACAGTAACAACAGAGAACTATGTCACAAGAATCGGAATCACATGCAATGAGGAATTTGAAAAAGGCGAGTTTTCAGAACTAGGTGAGCCTTACCCACATTTTTTAGGTGAGGACCCTATCATTGAATATAGAAACAACATGGACTGCATTGGAGACTATGAACAGCAGATTTCTCTTATTGATGCATACAATACATTGTGCTCTGACAGAATCAACGATAAGGAGCAATTCATTGACGCAGTGCTTGTTGTCTATGGCGCTCTTTTAGGTGATGACGATGAAGAAGCAACAAAAGCGCTCCAGGCTATCCGTAAGAACGGTGTTATGGAACTTCCTAGTGATGCACGCTCTGAATATCTAACTAGAACATTTGACGAGAATGCGGTGGAAACACTCAAGCGTTCAATAAAGGAAGATATCTATTCACTTTCTCATGTTCCTAATCTGACAGATGAAAACTTTGCTGGCAACAGTTCAGGCATTGCTATTCAATATAAGCTTCTAGCACTTGAGACACTCACAAAGACAAAAGAGAGATATTACAAGAAGGGACTTAAGAAGCGTATAAGAATGTTCTGTACTTATCTCAATTTAAAGGCAATTGCTGCTGATCAGTCAATGATTGAGCCTGTATTTACAAGAGGACTCCCACAAAACCGTCTTGAATTATCACAAATCATTGCGAATCTTAAAGGTGTTGTATCAACTAAGACACTTCTTGCACTCCTTGACTTTGTTTCAAACGTTGATGATGAAATGAAAGAAGTCAAAAAAGAACAACAGGAAGCACTTGAAACACAGAAGCAGTTATTTGATACCGAAAATCAGAATACTCCTCCAGAAGATGAAGAAGAAACAGATGATCACAAGGAAGATGGTAATAATGATGATGATGACAAAGACAAGGAATAATAGTGCTCTGTTATGACTAACATCAAAAATATAAAGTACTGGGAGATGCGAGAAGCAAGGAACATGTACAAGGATATGCAGTTAGCTGAGGACTGCGCTAAAGATTTGAGCGTAATCTATAGCAAGGCTGCAATCTACACTGCCAAACAGATTGAGGGGATATTCAATAGATTCGCTTCAAAACATCATCTGACAAGAGACGAGGCAATTAATCTTCTTTCAGAGGCTGACAGTAAAGATTTCGAAAAACTGCTTGAAGCATACAAGAATAAGACAGGCGCCCAAAAAAGAGAGGTGCTAGCAGAATTGGAAGCCCCAGCATACAAGAACCGTATGAAGAGGCTTGATGATATTGATAAGTCAATAAACAGGCTAATCAATGCGGTTGCATCCAAGGAAAGAGATGCAATAGACAAGACAATGCGAAAGGTCTATGAAAGCAGTTATCACCATGCAGTATATGAAGCTGCAAGAATGAGCGGCCTAGATCTTCAGACAGGACCTATTGATGAAGGCGCTCTTGAAACCATTCTGAAAAAGAAATGGTCAGGACAGAACTATTCCGAAAGAGTATGGGCAAATACTCAGAAGGTAGCCGATGCACTAAAAGAGGAGTTCATGATAGGAGCCCTCACAGGCAAGACAGAGAAGGAAATGACCGACTCAATCAACGAACAGTTCCTTTCAGGTAGAAACAATGCTAGAAGACTTGTAAGAACTGAATCATCATACATTCACAATGAGGCACACTTCCAGGCTTACAAGGATTACGGCATAGAGGAGTATAGATTTGTTGCAACACTAGACCTTAGAACGTCCCAAATTTGCCGTGAGAGGGACGGAAGTGTATACAGGGTTAATGATAAGAAGATAGGTGTAAACGCCCCTCCAATGCACCCATGGTGCCGTTCTACTACTATTATGAATCTTGACGATGAAACTATGCATAATCTAGAAAGATTTGCAAGAGACCCTGTTACAGGTGAAAGGATGAAGGTTCCGGCGGACGAGACTTATAAAGAATGGCATAAAAGAATGGTTGAAAAGCATGGTACAGATGCAATTAATACTGCTGAGAAATCAGCTAAGAATTATTCTGGTGATAAGAAACAGCAGAAAAAATACCGCAGTTCATTTGATAAGGAAAATATGTCATTATCACAATTAGAATTCCAAAAATCGAAGAATAAAAATAAAGAGGATTCGAAGAATAAAAAGAAAGAAGTATTGAAGAATCTAAAGACTCATGTTAAAGCTGCATCGGCTTCTGTTGGTCAAGATAAAAAAGTTCCTGTTAAGAAAGAAGAAAATACCAATACAAAGTTAATTGAAAAGAATGATAAAACATTAGACTTGAACAAAAAATCAGAAAGAGAAAGGATTATTTCTGAAAATAACAGTGTAATGCTTTCGGGAGAAACATCAAATACAATAGCAAAAGCGATTGAGTTGTTGGAAACTGACCAAAATTTATCAAGAGATGATTTAACAAATTTATTCCCTGAAAAAACGTATATAGGATTAAATCCATTCACCGGAAGAAAAATATACATATATGATAAAGACTTCTCTTATTTTATAAAAAAACATGTAACTGATGGGTCTCTTGATATACAGGACATCGTGACAGTAAATACCATACTAGATTATGATATGGCATTTATAGCAGACGATGGTAATAGTTATTCATTTGTGAAACAAGCGGAGCGAAAAAACGGAGCTTATGATATTGTTCTTAAATATATTAATGATGAAGAGGAAATTTTCCATTTCAACTATAAGAGTAAAAAATCTGCAGCTAAGAACATAAAAAGACTTAAAAAGAAAATGAGTTTATTGGATGTGAGAAATAAAAATATATTGACTTATTTAGATTTAAATGATTTAATATCAGTAGAAAAGGATAACTGATGTAGAAAAATCGGTCTCGTCTAACACGGCGTATATCTGATTAGATATATGGCGGATGAGGGATGCCCATTCTTAGAAATGGTTCGACCGCCCCTCCAGTTATCCCTTTTAATTGATTATCATTACGCAAATCGACTAAAAGAATAGTCGTTTTTTTATTTTATACAATCTCAAGGAAGGAGAACAACATGGCAAGGGATGATTATCATGTAATTGTTTATCAGGTTCTATCCTACCTGTATATGCAGCTAAAGCAAGGGAAGGATATTGATGCATCACTCATAAGACATGACAGTAAATATCTGCAGATCAACAGAAAGTACTGGACTTATGTCATTGTGAATCTATTAAATGAGGGATATATCAGTGGGATAGTAATTGACCAGGATATAGACGAAAACATAGAAATATACAACCTTGATAAATGTGAGATTACACCAAAAGGAATAGAATACCTTACTGATAATTCAACTATTGAAAAAGCCAAGAGATTTATGAAAGACTTGAAAGACATATTACCGTTCGTATAAGCCGACTATTTTTTAGTCGGTTTTTATTTTACCCAATTTCAAGAAAGGAGAATCATATGGCTGAAGGATTGAAACCACATCATCACCAGAACTTTGAGTATGACTGTAAAAGTCATTTTGACAGCCGTAGGCACGTGATTATCAAGAAGGTGACATATATGTGCATGATATGCGGAAAACTCTCTCACGAGACATATGAGGAGTACTGTCCGCCTCCCAAGGAAAGAAAACCTAAAGCATTGATGAAATACAGAAGCAGACAGAAGAGCGATTGATGTTCTTCTTTTTTTCTGTTTGTCCATAACGTGCATATGACATTAAAAGGTGCATGGATATAACAGTCATACGGACTATAAACGGAGGAATTAAGTTATGGAATACATTAAGAATATGATGCCTTTGAACCTTCAGTTGTTTGCGGAAGAAGGGACAGGCCATGAAGGGAATCCCGATGATGCGCAGTCAGGTGAACCAGAAGATGATAAATCTAAAGTGACAACACTCACAGAGGATGATGTAAACAGAATCGTCAAGCAGAGACTTGCCCGTGAAAAAAAGAAGTGGGATAAGGATCATACGGAAGCCGAAAGGCTTCAAAAGATGACAGATGATGAAAAGAAGCAGTATGAGGAAGACAAGAGAAAAGAAGAACTTGACAATAGAGAAGCAGCAATTACTCGTAGAGAATTGACTGCAGTCGCCAAGGAACAGCTTAATGCCGCAGGAGTTCCAGCAGACATGGCTGACTTCATCGACTACACTGATGCTGATTCCGTAAATGAATCTGTCAAGAGACTCTCTAAAGCATTCAAGGGAGCAGTTCAGCAGTCTGTTGATGACCGATTAAAAGGGAAAGCACCTTTAGACAAGGCAAAAAACAATGCATTGACTGCTGAAGAAGAGAATGCAAGAAAAGCATTCGCAAATGCACTTAAATTTTAGAAAAGAGGTATAGAACATGGCAATTAACACATTAGAGTATTCAACTATTTTTCAGACTGAACTAGATAAACAGATGGAGCATCTCACTCTTACATCATGGATGGATGCCAATGCCGGACAGATTAAGTATGAGGGTGGTGCAGAGGTAAAAATCCCTAAGATGTCATTAGTGGGCTTAGGTGACTATAACAGAGATGAAGGATATAAACAGGGTGCTGTTACTCTTGAATATGAAACATTCAAGATGACACAGGACCGTGGAAGAAAGTTCCTTCTTGATGCAATGGATGTAAACGAAACTAACTTTGTGGCATCTGCTGGCACTGTCATGGGTGAATTCCAGCGTTTACATGTTGCCCCTGAAGTAGATGCTTACCGTATTTCTAAGGTTGTTTCTGATGTTACAACGAAGAAATCAGCCAATATCCTAACAACTGCATTGACTGAACAGAATATTCTTTCTGAATTAGAAAAGGCAGCGGATACTATCCGTGATAAAGGATATCAGGGCGATATCATCTGTCATATTACATATGACACTTTAAGATTATTAAAGGAAAAGATGGTAAACAGCAACCTTACATCAGGTAAATTAACTATTGGAAATATCACATTAGACATCTATAAGCTTGATGAAATCACATTCATTCCTACACCAAAGAACAGAATGTATTCAGCTATCAAGGTTGATGCTGGAGCAACAAAAGACGCAGGTGGATATACAAAAGGTGAAACTGCTAAGAACGTAAACTTCTTAATGGCGCCAATCAATAGTGTTATCGGTGTTACTAAACAGGACAAGACAAGAGTATTTGACCCTGATACTAACCAGGATGCAAATGCTTGGCAGATTGACTATAGAAGATATCATGACTGCTGGGAAAAGGACAACATGCTTGACCTAATCATTGCTAACGTCTCAGCTGATGCATAATGATCATTGTAAAAAGAATCAACGTTGAAAGGGCCATCCATGAGGATGACCTTCAGCGTTATATAGAACAGGGATATCGTGTCATTGAAGACAAGAAGAACGATGAAGATACTCCTGTAGAAAACAATGAAGTGATGGACCTCAACGATATGACTGTTGACCAGTTAAAGACTATTGCAAAGGAAAAGGGCGTTAGCGGATATTCTAGTCTTGTTAAAAAGGAATTGGTCGCAGTTCTCACTAAGATGCAGGAGGAGTAATCTATGGATCTAGTTGAGATTGTTGCTGAAAGAACAGGAATGAGTCAGGGGCGTGCAAAAATCTATGTTGAAATGGCAAAACAGCGTGCTCTTGCACATACAAACCGCACTGTATACATCACTGCAATGGATTTCTGTGTGGCTGATCTAGCATGTGCCATGTACTTTAGAGAGGGCATGGTCGGAGAATCATCACATTCAGAAGGTGGCATCACATCTACTTTTCAGTCTTCTACTTATGAAGATATTCTCTCAACTCTCAACAACTTAAGACTGATTCGTGCTGGGGGAATCGTTCACGAAAAGAAGCCGGAGGGGAACCAATGAGACTTTCAGCGCTTAAGAACTATCCTGTATATGAGCCTGTCATCGAAAAAGATGGTGAAGGTGTCACTACTGAAAAGTGGATCAAGAGAAAATCAATGCTTCTTGAGATATGGCCTGCATCCGGTAAATTACAGGCGGAAATGTACGGGGAGAGACTGAACTACATTCTTAATATGATTCTTCCCAAGAATAAGGATGATGATTTCAGACCCACTGAAAAGTGGGGAGTGAATGTCTATAATCAGTCAACCGATGAACCGGATTACAGAATCATCAGCATGAAGGAATATAACAGACACTATCTCTATGAACTGGAGAAGATTATTAAATGAGTCTCAATGGTGCTAATGAATTAGTTAGAAAGCTTCGTGCTATAGATGCCGTTCTTGAGAATCCAGAACAGGTTCTTGGAAAGGCTGCGGAAACAATCAGAAGTGGTTGCGTTCTTGAATGTCCTGTTAATGATGGTGAATTAAGAAACAAAGGCATAAAGACAAGAGTTGAAGGTGATAAAGGGTATGTCTATACCACATTGCCATATGCTCAATATGTTGAATTCGGAACAGGCCGAAAAGGTGCAGCAGACCATGCTGGAATATCTCCATATGCACATCCTTCTTATACTATGGAACCTTGGTGGATTCCGGAAGATAAGTTATCAGAAAGTGCGATAAAGCATTATCATTGGGTAGTTATTGAGGTTGATGGAAAGAGATATTACAGGTCGGATGGACAGCCTGCACAGCCATTCATGTACCAGGGAGCAAAGAAGACTGAAAAGAAAGCAGTGAAGGATGCTGGTATTGTAATCAGCCAGTTAATTGAAAAGGATTAAAAGCATATGATCAACATTAAAGACAAAGTATATAAGGCTCTGACAGATGAAGGCCTTGAAGTCACTGACATCTATCCTAAGGATTGGGCTAAGCTTCCAGCCGTTCAGTATGTTGAGGAAGATAACAGCGTGGCAGAATGGACGGATGACAAGGAGCAGACATCACATGTCCTTTACAGAATCGAAATCTGGGATACTAAGAGTACATCGGATACAGCCTTGAAAGTTGATAAGGCATTATCAGCAATGGGGCTAAAGAGAGTATCATGCAGAGATATTGATGATGCATCAGGACTTAGACACAAGAAAATGAGTTATGAAGCATATTATGATAGTGATTACATCTATCACGGTATGTAACTGATAAGGAGGAATTATATAATGCTAGCAAATGGCGCTAAATTATCTTATGACAAGACAAACAAGGGAACTTCTTTTACTGACCTTCCAGGGTTGAAGAAGATTCCTGACATGGGTATTGAAAAAGAAAAAGTTGAAAACTCTTCACTAGATGATGCAGTTAAAATCTATGAATTAGGTATCGGAGACCCTGGAGACCTTGAATATACATTCAAGTATGACAACAGCAAAGCAACATCTTCATACAGATTAATGAGGGAACTAGAAAAAACAGGGGCTACCGCAATGTTTAAGGAAACATTGAAGGACGGCACTACAACTACATTCTCAGGACAGGTCACTGTTAAAAGAGCGGGCGGTGGTGTCAATGATGCTATTGAATTTACTGTTGCAATCGCATTGCAGTCTGAACTCACTATTACTGATCCAACAGAAGTAGCAGCATAGAAAGGAAGATATAGATAAATGGCAGAAAAAGCAAAAAGAAAACCGTTCATTATTTGGAAAATCGGTGAAGAAGAATACAAATTAAAACTGACAACAGGAGAAATCTCAAGACTAGAACAGATGTATGGTGGAAGTCTTATCAACCTTCTTAATACAGAAACAGGCATGACACCATTATGCACTATGCTGGACATCACACACGGTGGTCTTCAGAAATTCAATAGCAACATCGACAGAAGCGATGTGAATGATATGTTTGATAGATACATCGATGAAGGTGGCTCACAGACAGAGTTCCTTAGTGATGTTCTTATTCCATTGTTCCAGGTATCGGGTTTTTTCTCTGGGGCTCTCGAAACGAAAATGGAAAAGGAAATGGCGGAAGCCAAGAAGAATCTCTAGAAGATATCCTGATTACAGATTACATATACAAGGCGGTCTATGATCCAGCGCTTGATGCTGGAGTAGACCCCTTTTCATTTTGGAATTATTCGTTAGATGAGCTATACGATATTATTTCAGCGCATGAAAGAAAGAAAAAAGAAATGGTGCGACAGGAAGCGATATCTCTTCAGATACAGGCCCTTCAGATAAGGGATTGTATTTCTGCTGTCCTTAACGGCAAGGATGATTCATTCACTCCTGCACAATTGTGGGACTTCTATCCTTCACTTTTTGAAGAGGATAGGAAAGAGTTTGAAAAAGAGAAGGAAAGAAAAGAGATTGCAAGCGCTAGATCTTCTCGTATTGCCTTCAGTAGAAGACATAATGAAGCACTAAGAAAAAGAAAGGCGGTGATGCAGAATGACGGTAGAGGAACTGCAGATAGTAATATCTGCACAGACGAAATCAGCGAAATCAGAACTGAACAGCGTGAAGAATGAAGTCACCGGCCTAAAGAATCATGTTGATAAGGTCACAGGATCAATTGGTAATTCATTCAAGAGTATCCGCAATATTGTGGCGGGTCTTGGTATTGCTTCTCTGATTAAATCAACGATATTAGGTAATGTTGATGCTGCAATCAAGAGAGTTGATACTCTTAGCAATTATAGCCGTGTGATGTCGAATCTAGGCGTTGGTAGCGTTCAAGCGAATGCATCTGTACAGAAACTAAGCAATAAGCTTATTGGACTTCCAACAACCCTAGACGATGCATCAGGCGCAGTACAGAGATTTACATCAGTAAACAGTAACATCTCTAGATCAACAGATATGTTCCTTGCACTAAATAATGCTATTCTAGCAGGCGGTGCAAGTTCTGAGATACAGAAATCAGCCTTAGAACAGTTGTCGCAGTCATATGCTAAGGGTAAACCTGATATGTTTGAATGGCGTTCAGCGATGACTGCAATGCCTGCACAGATGAAACAGGTGGCTGAGGCCATGGGTTTTGTCAATGCTTCAGCATTAGGCGAGGCATTAAGAAACGGAACTGTATCTATGGACCAGTTCATGAATACTCTTATGCAGTTAAACACTCAGGGCATTAACGGCTATCAGTCATTTGAGGAACAGGCAAGAAATGCGACAGGTGGAATTTCTACATCAATCGCTAATATGAGAACAGCTATTGTTAGATGTATGTCCGAAGTAATGAATACAATCGGGCAGTCTAATATTGCTGGATTCTTTACTAATATTGCAAAGGCAATTAACTCATGCGTCCCATATGTTGTTGCATTCACTAAAGTTGTTATGGTCGCCGTTGGGTATCTGACGGCACTGTTTGGCGGCAAGTCAAAGAAGTTGAGTTCTTCTTTTGGTGGAGTGTCAAACAATGCTAAGAAGGCAGCAGGAAACACAGGGGCTCTTGCAAAGAATATGAACGATGCTTCCAATAGTTCGCAGAAGCTTTCTAAAGGCGCAGGTGGAACAGGAAGCGGATTAAAGAAGGCAGCAGGTAATGCTTCCAAGCTCAAGAAGGAATTGAAAGGAGCTCTTGCTGGATTCGATGCAATCAATAACATCAATTCGAGCAATAGTTCAAGTGATCCATCTTCAGGTGGCTCTGGTGGTTCGGGCGGTGTTGGTGGTTCCGGTGGCATTGGTGATATAGGAAGTATAGGTGCTGATGCGTTTGATACTGGAAGTATGACTGCACCACTCGAAGAAGTAGACAAGCAGTTAGAAGAAATCAAGAAGAAGGTTGCGGAATTCTTCCAGCCATTAAAGCAGTCATGGGATAAGTTTGGTGCGCCGATGATTGCAGCTGCAGTATATGCATTTAATGGTGTCAAGAATCTTCTTATGGAAATCGGCAAGTCAATGTATACAGTGTGGGAAAACGGCACAGGTGCAAAGACTGTCGAACTGATATTGAAGATATTCACTAACATCTTCAAGATAATTGGCAATATCTCTCAAGGACTGGCCGATGCATGGAACACGGCAGGCCTAGGTGATTCAATCATCCAGCATTTATGGAATATATTTAACTCTATATTGAAGATCATCAATGAGATTCTGAAAATTGTGAGAGATGTTACTAAAGCGATTGACTGGACTGCTGTATTAGGTGCAGTGGATGTGGTTCTTATTATCATTGATGGGTTATTCTCTTTCATAGCAGATAATGTAGGTCGTATCCTTGGCATACTCTCAGTTATTGCGGGATTATCATTATTTTCTACTCTTGCTGGAATTCTTGGTACTGTTATCACACAGATACAGATTGCAGTGGGAGTATTTTCAGGTTGGGCATCACTTGCAACTGCATTGAGTGGTGCATTTGGAATTCTTCCACAGATATTCGCATCTATTGTAATGGCGGTGAATCCTGTAAATGTCATCATAGGGGCAGTCATTGCTACAGTGGTAGACTTATGGCAGAAGAGTAAGAGCTTCAGAGATGACATAGTAAGCATTCTAGGAAATATTGCTACTATTGTTCAGAAGGTGTTTATGAATATTGTTGCACCTGTCATCAGTACAGTAGCAGGCATTATTAAAGATTTTGTGAATATGGTGCTAAAACCACTGTGGAATGTATGGGAAACAGTTTTTAAGGATATCATGGGAATAGTTAGTGATTTATTAAAATTTGTAACACCGATTTTTAGTACAATTCTTGATATTTTAGGGCCAGTCTTCCAGTTATCACTAACACATCTTCAAGGCACATTTAGAATTGTGTTCGCAGCAATTGGAGGTATTATCCAGGGCGCAGGTGCAGTAATTCACACTGTTGTTGATGGTATCAGAGGATTCTTTAATGGATTAGGAACTTGGATGGAAGGAACTTTCGGTTTCAAATGGAAGAATGTGTTTGAAACGGTTAAGAATGTCGTCAAGGCGTTCAGAGACTACATGGGTCCTATCATCAGTTCCGTACAGGTTATTTTCATGGGTCTAGCTAACTTCATCGGTGGCGTGTTCTCAGGCAACTGGAGAAGAGCATGGCTTGGTGTTAAGCAGATATTTGAGGGCATTGTTTCTGGATTAGGACACATCTTCAAGGCTCCATTGAATTTCATGATTGATGGAATCAATAAATTCTTAAGCGGCATTGGCAAGGTAAAGATTCCTGACTGGGTTCCTGGAGTCGGTGGAAAAGGATTCTCTATCCCTAGAATTCCTAGACTAGCAAAAGGTGGTATCGTAAGTGCATCCACTATCGCCAATATTGGTGAAGCAGGAACAGAAGCAGTAATACCATTACAGAGAAACACACAGGGACTTGATATGATTGCTGAAAAGATTTCAGAAAGATTATCACTTTCTCAAAATGACGGCACAGGCGCTACCTATGTCATTAAATTAGTACTTGATGACGGTAGAGTAATTACTAAGATGGTGATTGACAATATCAAGGATTATGAAGCACGCACAGGCAAGCCTGTATTTGACTATTAGGGGGTGGAATAAATGGCAGATGAAGCGAAAATCAAGATAAATGGAACACTTATTCCGACTCCTTCAGAGATTAGCGTAGAAATCAATGATTTAGATTCGGATAGTGTCAGACCTGTTTCAACAGGCATCTTAAGAAGAAATAGAATACGTTCTAACATGCTTAAAATCACATGTACATATAAGTTGAATACATTCACAGATGTAATGAATATTCTGAAGGTACTCACTCCGGCAGAGTTCACAGCAGAACTCTACATTCCTGATCATGGTATCAGAGGAACCAAGAAGATGTATGCTTCAAATAAGAAGTACAATTATAAGAGAGTGCAGTCTGGTCTAAAGGCAGATTCATTCTCTTTCTCTCTGATTGAGGTGTGATCATATGCTTATAAAATATGGAGAGACAAATATAACGGACAGACTTCTTGATTATAAGATGTCTGTCTCTTTTGCTGACTGCCGTATGATAGGCAACGTGCCATCAATTGAACTGACAATGAAGTTTGATAACTATGACGGCATTCTTGACAATATCGACATCAGCAAGTACTGGGAAGTCAAGGAAAATGATGCATCTGATACAAGATACTTCAAGGTGTATGATCAGCCGGAGAAGTACACCAAGGAACTCACTCTTAAGATGTACGACAACAACTATTCTCTTGACAAGGCATACGATACTAAACTGTCTTATCCTGTCACTATAAAAGACCAGCTAGACGAGATTGAAAATCTGACTGGTCTTTCTATTATTCGTGAAAGAATACCGCAGTACGTTCTTGATAAGAGCGTATCATGGTACGATAACACGATTGTGATAAGAAACTATCTTGGGTGGATTGCTGAACTGTTTGGGGCTAATGTCTATGCAGAGGGAATCGATTCTATTAGATTTGTTCCTATTGAAAAGACTGCCTTTGCTGCTACACAGGATTTAACAGACTATGAGAAGAATGAGGTGTATACACTCACAAGAGTATATGCTGAAAATGGTCTCAATCCTCTTTCTAAAGGCGACGAAACAGGAAATACGCTATTTATTGATTCAGCAAATCTATATGCAGATGAACAGAGCATTATAGACAGCATCTATGACAGACTTAAAGGATTGACTTTCAACCAGGTGAAGAATGTCACAATGATATCGGTTGATAACCTTCTTCCTGGTGCTCTTGTCAATTATAACAGCAATGAATTCACTTTCTTTGTATCTGATCTAACTGTCAGTTATAAAGGTGGACAGTTCTCTATGTCTACGGTTGACGGCAGTGTTACAACAAAGAATGAAGAAAAGACAGTGAATCGTGTATCTAATACAACACGAATCAGAAAGCTGCAGGTACAACAGGACCAGGAATCATTGAAACTGGATATTATCGCAAAGGAACAGGAAGGCATCAATGACAAGATGGCGCAATTAAGCCTGTCCAATGAGAAGATATCACTAAGGGTTTCAGAAGTTGAAGAAAAGGCTGGAGAAGCGATCAAACAGGCACAGGGTTCAGTTAAGAAGTTTGTTTGCGAGTATGCTTCTTCGAATGACGGAACGATTCCACCAGAAACAGGCTGGTCAGAGACTGCACCGACTTGGCGTCCTGGATTCTATATATGGCAGAGAACAGCAACGACGATCAACAATACTGTCACATACAGTACTCCGGTATGCATCACAGGGGCTAAAGGTGAGGATTCCATACTATTATGCATAGAATCATCAAATGGCACGACATTCAAGAACAGTGACGTGGCAACTATATTCACAGTAAACATCTATGTGGGTGGAGTTGTGATTGATAACTCTTCAAAACTGAGAGAAACATTTGGAGATAATGCATATCTGCAGTGGCTCATTAAAAGGCATGGAGAGACGGAATTCAGCAAGATCCCGTTAGATGATTCAAGACTCAACGATAACGGATTCATGTTTACTATTTCAGCAAAAGACATTAAATTCAAGGCAGTATTCAACTGCGAATTAAACATTTAGGAGGAAAATTATGGCAATTAAAGCGGTCAATCAGATTGACGTTATCGACTTAACCGATGGTTATTCGGTTGTATTAACTAATGACAACTATACATTCTTAGGTACTACTACTTCTGTAAATGGTACACAGACAACTACTACACAGGTAATGGCATTATGTGGTAGTGAACAGGTTCCATGTACTGTAGGAACTATCACATGTCCTACAGGAATTTCAGCAGTGTCTGACGGCAAGTCACCAATGCCAACGATCACTATCACTGCAACATCTGCATTAACTAAGAGTGGTACTGTCACTATTCCTATTGTTGTGAATGGTGATATCACAATCAACAAGACATTCAGTTACTCAATCGCATTTAAGGGGCAGACAGGTCAGAATGGTACAAGTGTTACCGTAAGTTCTACTTCTGTAACTTACCAGGTCGGTGCAAGTGGAACTACTAAGCCAACAGGTGAATGGAGCGCTACTGTTCCAAATGTACCTAATGGTCAGTTCCTTTGGACTAAGACAGTAGTTAAGTATTCTGATGGCAAATCAACAGAAGCCTACTCAGTCTCTTACAAGGGTACAAACGGCTCAAATGGTTCAAACGGTACAAGCGTTACTGTAAGTTCAACATCTGTTACATACCAGGCAGGCACAAGCGGCACTACTCCTCCAACAGGAACATGGAGTACAACAGTTCCTAATGTGGCAAACGGTCAGTATTTATGGACAAAGACTGTTGTAAACTATTCGGATGGTAAGCACACTGAATCATATTCAGTTTCCTACAAAGGCACAAACGGAATCAACGGAACAAATGGTAAGGATGCTATCACAATGGCAATCACTTCAAGCGGTGGAACAATCTTCAAGAACACTGCTATTGCTACAACTTTAACTGCTCATGTCTATAAGGGTGGAGTTGAAGTAACTGGCTCTGCTCTATCTGCATTAGGAACCATCAAGTGGTACAAGGATGGTGGAACTACTGCAGTAGCAACAGGTGCAACATACACAATCGGTGCAGGTGATATTACAAACAAGGCAACATTCAGCGCTCAGCTAGAAGGTTAATTATATGGTTAAGGCATCGGCTAGCATGACCCTCGTGAGAGTCAATGATGGCGAGGACGGGCAGGGAATTCGCTCAATCACTCCGGAGTATTACCTATCAGATTCAGCAACGGAAATGCCCGATGCAAACAGTAACGGGTGGAAAAGCGTTCCCGATGACTACATTGACAAGCATTATTACTGGGTTAGGTCAAAAATATTATGGGATGATGGAACATATACAACGACCACCCCAGTGCTTGCAAATGACCTAAAGTCAATCATTGATGATTACGACAACAGAATAAACAACATGAACAATCAGCTGCAGCAGGCGACCAAGGATGCTTCTTCGTCTATAGAACAGACTAAGACATCCATTTTACAGACAGTCTCAGAAAACTATTATAGTGCGACAGATGGCTCTAACCTTGCTTCTACAGTGTCTACTCTGAAACAGACAACAGAAAGCATTCAGATGGGATTCGTAAAGAAAGAAGACTTTACTTCCCTTTCTGACAAGGTTTCAAACAATCAGACTCAGCTGAACACTTATATCAGATTCAATGCGGATGGTATTGAGATAGGTAAACAGGAATCTGAATTCAAGACAAAACAGACAAACAGTAAGTACTCTATTCTTCAGAACAACGATGAAGTAGCGTACTTCGCTAACAACAGAATGTATAACTCAAACATCGAAGTTTCGAGTTCACTAAGAATCGGAAACTTCGGATTCATTGTTAACAATGATGGATCATTAACATTTAAGAAAGTAGGTGGTGACTGATGGCAACATATGCAACTTGCAGTGCTTCGTTTGGTGGCGGTAATGGCAATGTCACAATGACAATGACACGAACAGGTGTCAATGTTGACGAAAACTACGATTTATGGACTGCTACACTGACAAGGCATTATAAGTGGAATATCAATTCAAATGCTACTAAATACGGCTCTATGTGGGCAAATGGCGTTCTTATCTGGTCGGGTGGTGTGACTATCGGAGGAAGTGGAACAAAGACACTTGCGACAGTTACTAATATTAGAATCCCTCATGACAGCAATGGGAGCAAGCACTTTGATTTCTCATTCTCACAGGAATTGAAGGTAACTCTTTCGGGCAGCTATGTAGGCAGTGTATCTGCTTCGGGTGGCATTGACTGCGATGTCATTCCTAGAGCGACTAAACCTTACTGTTCGCCAGCGACTGTTTATTTTGGCAGCAGTGTCACAATCAAGACACCTAGGGCATCATCTGACTTTGGTCATGTAATCTCGTACAGTTATTATGATATGAATGTACAGATTGCTACCGAGCAGTGGAATGATGAATTCAGATGGACAGTACCGACTTCGTTAATCAGCAAGATGACTAACACGTCATATTCATATATGACATTCAAGGTAGATACATATAACCATGCCGGAAAGTACATCGGTACTAACTACTGCCGATTGGATTTAGTGCTTCCATCGGGCTATGAGCCTACTGTAACAGGAATCACATATACAAATGAAGATACTACTATCGCAAACAGATTCGGAGCATCAACAATTATACAGGGTGTTTCGAAAGTCAAATGCAATGTATCTACCTCAACAAAGAATGGTGCTACAATCACGTACTACCAAAATGAAATTGACGGACAGAGTATACCTGGCCCAAACAGTTTCTTTACGACACAGCCACTCAAGTCTTCTGGTACAGTTGTTCTTAAATCAACGGTTACAGATTCGAGAGGTCAGAAGGCTACACTGTCTAAAAACATTAGTGTTACAGAGTGGTGGTCACCAGCAGTCAAGAATGTAACTGCACAGCGTTGGAATGTTTCGACTAACAAAGCAGATGATGAAGGTACAGCGGTTAAGATTACTTATTCATTCTCCATTGCACCTGTTAACAGTAAGAATGATAAGACTATCATGATTCAGTACAAAAACGGAGAAACATGGACTACTCTTGCAACTTATACAGATTCATACAGTGGCGAGAACAAGGTATATATATCATCGGCTGGCAAGTTCAATACGGATAATGCCTATTCGTTCAGAGTGCTTGTGAAGGATTACTTTACAACGGACGGAGTTGCATCTTATGCTGCAATTTCGCCTTCGTTCAAACTGCTTGATTTTTCGGCTGATGGCAGAGGAATTGGAGTTGGATGCAAGGCAGAAGGTGGCAAGTTAAAGGTGAATATGCCTTTTGAAGCACAATCATTTAATGGGTATGTATTTGATTTTGATACAGAGAATCAAGTAGATACGTGGGTGCCCGTGCTCACGGATAAGAAGATACAGCATAGAGTTATTGGCTGGTCTGATTGGATCTCTTGTGGAACTAATGCATGTGGTATCACACTGAAATACAAGTATAACGATGGATTAAAACTATGCGTACTGAATTGGGATGGCTTAGTAAACGCCCCAATCGGAGGCAATACTATGGGGTACATGTGGACAGGATTTCCTGCCGATAAAAAACCAAAAGGCAATGTGTTCATTCCTATAGCAAACCCCGCTGCAGACGCCGGACTAGTCATCAGATATTACCCTGTAACCAACGATGTCACAAAAGGTAATTTTACTTTGACTTCACTAAGAAACACCATAAACGACGTTTATATTTGTGGTTTTTATACGTACTCATATGCTTAAAAAGGAGAAGAAAATATGAAATTATATGATACATCATTAAAATACATGGATGCGATTAACGCTATCGGAGGCACTATTGTAGCGGTATTGACTGCTGCATTAGGCACACATTGGTTTTTATTCGTAGGATTTTTAATATTAAACATCATCGACTACATCACAGGAATTAGAAAGTCTAGATTAACAGGCAAAGAAAATTCCGCTAAAGGAGTGCGTGGAGTTTGGAAAAAACTCGGCTACTGGCTCATGGTACTTGTTGCCTTTCTTGCATCGGCAATTTTTATCGAAATCGGTCAGACAATCAATGTTGATCTAACAATTACTACTTATGTTGGATGGTTTACATTAGCATCTCTCATTATCAATGAATTAAGAAGCATCATTGAGAACTTCGTGGAAGCCGGAGACAATGTACCATCTGTTTTAACTAAAGGCTTAGAAGTAGCAGAAAACGCAATTAACAAAGGAGAATAATTATGGAATTACAAGACACAGTAGAACTAATGAACAGTTCTGATTATAAGGATAGATTTAAGGCTGAATACTGGCAGGCAAAAATCAGATATGACAAATTAGATGATATGACTGTCAAGTATGAGGCACGTACCTTAACATTCATTCCTAGATGCTCACTCGATTTATTAAAAGAGCAGAAAAAGCATTTAGGAAATTATATTCGCACTCTAAAGATTAGAGCGGAAATCGAAGGAATTGAATTATAAGAAAGAAGGTATAAAGTATGATTATTAATGTACATGGTGGACATAGCTTAAAATGTCGTGGAGCAAGTGGTTTATTAGACGAAGTCAATGAAGACAGAAAAGTTAAAAATAAAGTCATTGAGTTGTTAAGAGCAAACGGACATACAGTATATGACTGTACTGATGATAATGGAAAAGACCAGAATTCTAACCTAAAAGCAATTGTAAACAAGTGTAATGATCATAAGGTTGACTTAGATGTCTCTATTCATCTCAACGCTGGAGGCGGAACAGGTACAGAGGTATATGTCTATAGCGACAACTCAAAAGCCAAAGATGAAGCTGAAAGAATCGTCAAGAATATTTCTAACACTCTAGGCATTAGAAACAGAGGTGTTAAAACATCTACTAAGTTATATGTGTTGAGAAAGACTAATTCTCCAGCACTACTTGTTGAGTGCTGCTTTGTTGACAACGCTATTGATAAAGTGAAGTGGAATAGTGACTTATGTGCAAAGGCAATTGTAGAGGGTATCTTAAATAAGAGTGTAAACGAACATGTTGAAACTCCTACACCTAAGCCACAGAGCAATGCATCTAGCACTTTAGGTACTTATATGATTACTGCTAGTGATTTAAGTGTCAGAACAGGACCAGGAGCTAACTATAGAAGAAAGACATATGAGGAATTAACTAAGAACGCTAAGGCTCACGATTACGATAAGGACGGATGTCTTAATTACGGTACTCGTGTCACTGTATCTCAATTCGATGGAGATTGGGCAAAGATTCCTAGTGGATGGGTTGCTAAAAGATACTTGAAAAAAGTCTAATTTAAGTTTTATTATGTGTTTATTCATAAAGATGTTGACTAAACTCGACTTAATTTCGACTAAATCTCAACTACACAACAATTTATATTCATAAGAAAAGACCAGGGCTTAATTGTTCTGGTCCTTTTTTGCGTTTTCAATAACTGCTTCCATTGTTTTTCTTATAACTTCAGATTGTTTGATTCCTAATTTATTGCAAGCATCTCTAAATTCTTCTACAAATTCACTAGGATATGAACAACTGAGTTTTTTAATATTGGCTTTTGCATATTTTTTTTGTGCCTTATATTTATCACCCACGATAACAACTCCTTTATTTGATTAGTATTGATATTAATGTGAGAATGATGTTAATTGAAAGTAATACGATAACAATCATTTTTCCTTTTTCTGTCATAAACATTGACTCCTTTACATTTAGATATATAATGGAATTAAGGAAGGGCCGAAGCCCACTCCTTAATTATAGTACTATACTAATGATAGTTAGCACTATTTGAATCAAAGTTAGAATAATCATGATTTTGTCTGCGAAACTTAGTCCATGATTTCTAACTTTTTTCTTTTTGCTCATTTCTATCACCTCCTTACATATATATTATACCATATACGAACGTATATGTAAAGTATTATATTTATAAAATTCATATATTTTATATAAATATTAACAGTATTATTTTCTAACACTCAAAATGAGCGTTAGAACTTATCAAAAAATAAAAAAATGGCTTATTAAGCCATAAAACTAGAATTATAAGTGAGCGTTAAATAAGTGTTAGAATGAGCGTTATAAATATATGATGCGCCACTATGTAGGTACTAAACTAGTAACGAATCAGTAACAAGGGGCAAAAAGTCTAGGAAACAAGCCGATTTTAACATCATATATAAATGTTTCATAATAAATATAACCCCTTTCATTAGAAGATAAGTT